TATTAAATAATCTTTTTCTCATACCAGGTTTTGTGTAATTACCAGCTTCATTAACTCTGCTTTTGCTTTTTTTAGTTTTACCACCTTTTTTAAAATTTAAAGATTCTAAACTTTTTGCTTGATTAGCATGAGCCTTGCTAGCTTTTTTAAGCTTGCCTACAACTCTTGATATAACTTTTTTTGCTCTACTCATGACAAATACCTACTTACTACTAATGCTCCTACAATAAAAGGATATACTCCCCACAACATAAGTTCTAGTCTATCAAACCTTTTAGAACCATCTTCTAGACGCTTTTCTATATTTTCATAACGAATAGCACATTCTTTTTCATGTGAAATAATTTTTTCCATAGAACTAACTTTTTTCATTTTTATTTTCTTCAGATAATTCTTTTGAACTTTCTGGAACATCTATACCATTTGACCAATTCCTTAATTTTATAACTACCTCTTCTCTAATTTGTGCCAACAAAGCTAGTTCTGTACCTTCCCAAGCTCCTCTTCTTACAGAAACATCTATTAGCTGTAAAACATTTGCATAAAATTTTTGTTCATCCATATCTTAACTACCCTCTAATGTAGCTATTCTAGCCTCTAGCTCTTGTATAGCTTTGACTAAATTTGGTATTAAAGCAGTATCGTCTAAATACCAATAATCATCTGCGTTATCAGGCACTTCTACACCTCTTGGATGTGAGCCAACATTATCAAAGGCTTGTTTAAATGCTTGTGCTGTAAAACCTTGTGAGCCTGTACCTGTACCATCTTTGAATTTAAACTTGATTGGATTTAGTTCAGATATAAGATTCATACCATCAGCAGGACCTAATTCATCTTTTAATCTTTCATCAGATAAAAATGAAAAACCAACAGACGAGCCTGTAATATCAACACCACCTTGTGCGATTGGGCTAGTATCTTCCTTTTTGTAAAAATGTATCATCCGATATGAAGATTGGTCGCCTGACGCATTTCTTATTGCTAGTGGACCAACGGATTTATTTGTATTTCTAACTTGTAAAAATTCTTGGCTATCGTCAGGATCAGTTGAATCATTAATAGATACTTGACCGCTGTCATTTATTCTCATTCTCTCCGTGCCCCCTGTATCAAATCTGATTTTATCTTCGTCAGAGGATTCCTCACATTGAACTTTAGTGTCACCATCAGCGTCAGCTATTGATGTTGGTGTGCCAGCAGATACAGAGCCAAATGATAAAGCTCCACTTCCATTAGTTTTTAATACTTGATCAGCACTACCATCTGATGTTGGGAATGTATATGCTCCATTAAATTGCACAACTTGGCTTTCATTAACACCAATAGCTACATTAGAACCTACAGTGCTACCATTACCTATCAAAAGATCATCTGCCGAATCATCTAAACCAATATAAAAATCCTGAGCATTACCATCAAAAACTAATTTTGTATCTTCTTCACCTGCGTCACCTATAGTTAAAGTTGGTGTTGAGCCATTTATTACTACAGGACTTGCTATTGAAATACTAGATCCATCTGCTGATAAACTATCTAAAGCAATATCGCCAACGTTAGTAATATTTGCGTCATTAAAAGATGTAGCTCCAAAAGTATTTGAAGCAGCTGTTGATGTAATACCAGCTGCTGCTGTTATACCTCCGCCATCAGCTATTGTGATAGCGTTATCTCCATCTGTAAAACCTATATTTGCTGTTTGCACTTCACCACTTACTAATAAGTCGCCACCTACAGAAGCGTCATCTGTAACTGTTAAATCATCACTAACTTTTAAATCTACTGTTGATAAACTTGCAAAAGCGTCATTTACTGCTGCACCTGAGCCTGCACCATCTAGATAAACTACCTTAACATCTCCTGGACCAATAGTTACTGTAGATCCAGAACCTTGTTTTATTATTATGTTTTGACTACCTGATGTACCATTCTCTATAAAATGAACTCTCTTTAATGTATTTGGTCCTATTGTTATAGTACAAGCACTGTCTAATGTGCCTGTATATTTAATGTACATAGCTCTAGCTTCATCTGCTGAACCATCAGCTACAGTAGAAGCATGAGTATCTGCATTTGTTGTAATAGCCTCAGTACCAAAACCTAAACCCTCTCCAACTAATTCTAAATTTGTATTAGTAGAAGTACCCCATGTTCCAGCTTCATCACCTGTAGCTATTTCTTTTAATCTTAAATTGTTTACATACGTTGCCATAATTTTCCTTTGTTATGCCACCTCTTGCCAATCAGGCGTTTGAGATGTACTTATATTACTATAATTTGGTGTTTGTGAAGTATCTATTGCTCCCCAAACATTTACTCCACCTAAACTTAGAGCTAATGCGTCTAATGTTGTTATAGAAGAATTAGCGTCTGCAGTTACTGTTTCATCCCCTAATGATGTTGTTCCAGCAAAACCTGTAACTGATAAATTGTTATTTGTAATTAATGATTCATTACCTAGTGCTGAAGTTCCAACTAGTCCTGTAACTGCTACATTAGCTGTTGCTGTAACTGATTCATCACCTAAACCAGATGTAGCAACTACTGCACTAACACCTGAAACAGTGCTTATAGAAACTGATTCGTTTCCTAAAGCTGATGTACCAGCAACTCCAGTAACATCAACTGGTAAAGGATTACTCCAAGCACCTTCTCCCCAAGTGCCTCTACCCCAACCATTAATTATTGCCATAGTTAAGCTATTCTAATTATTGCATTTGAAGCGTCTGCTGTAGGAAACTGTATTGTAAAATCTCCAGCAGTAGAAGTTTTATCTGCTCCAAAATCTAAAACACAAACTGCAGGATCTCCTGAAGCAGTGTCATTAAATATTAAACAGCCTCTAGCTGTAACACTTGCATTACTAAAAGTTAAATCAGCAAAATCTGTAAGTGCTGTAGTGCTAGAAGTAGAGGGATCAACTCTAGTTAGAGAAGCTCCTTTAGCTGTATAGTTTGTACCACTAGCTTCATTAGAAGTAGTGTATGCTGTGGTAGAAGCGTCTAAGCTAGCTGAACTTGTATAAAGTGCTAGTTTAAAATCATTACCACCTGAGTTTTTAAAATTATGCACACCCTCTAAAAGTTCTTTTTTAAATGATGTACACATTGCTTGCGTTATCGCCATTATAATCTCCTTATAATTTCAGCCATATCTTTATGACCTTGTTTTTCTAATAAACCTGCCACAGTAGCTCTATCACTTGATACAGCTTGTTTCATATATAATAGAATTAAATTAGTTATTGATTCTTTAAAAGCTTCAGCTTGTGCTTTCACCATAGGATCAGCATTATCGCTTATTGATACTAATCTTTCTACTACTCTTTCTGTCCAATATTCAGGACTAAGACCTTTATTATGAGTTGTTTTTACTCCTATATCACCTACACCAGATTTAACATCTACATTAAACATTATGTTCTTCTAACTCTATAAACTCCATCTCTGTACTGTTCTCTTGTATTTTCACCCTCTCCTAAAGTTTTTAATCTAGCTAAAGCTTGATCATATCTTTTTTCATAAACTTGCATTAAATCAGGATCACCTTTCATATAAGTATAACCCTCTAACAAAGATCCGTATAGTAAAGCATTCTCAGCATTAGTTGATAACCATGTTGTACCACTATCTGCACCTGCAGTTATAGAAGTTGGTTTATAAAAATAATGTAATTCTGCGGTAAAAGTAGCATTAGGTGTAGGACCTAATATAAAAGTAGTATTATCAAATAAAGCATAGTGTTTTGGCACTCCTGTAGTTGAAGCGTTTGGATATGCTTCTCTTATAAAATTTACATCTTTATATAATAAAAATTCTTGACTACTTGAATTAGTTATAGATAAAGAAAAATTATCTAAAAAATCTGATGGAGTATTTAAATATTTATTATCAGAAGTTACAGAACCCTCTACATTTTTTCTAAATACAGGTAACTTTACACTTTTAAGTATTCTAACCTCTGCTTGTTCTATGATCTTAGGTAAATCTGCAACAAAAGTTGTTTCAGTATTCTCTAAATAATTTTGTATTAAACTTTTTAATTCTGAATAGGTCATTCTATTACCACCTTAACTACTCCTGTTTCTCCACGTAAAATTATACCTGTGCTTGAAACTGGCTCAAAACCAAAATAAACTGTAGAATCTTTTTCTCCAGAATCTGGTCTAGGGTTAAATAAAGCCATTGGATCTGATGTATTTAATCTTCCCACTTGAAACTGAGGATGATCAGGATCAAAACAATCTGAACAAACTCTTAAACCATTTCTTGTTTCATCTTCTACTTCATATTTAAGTTCTTTTAATTTAAATGTAAAACCACATCTATCACAAATTCCTAGTGCTTTAGAAGCTTTTGCATATGCCATAATTAATAAACAGTTCCACCTGGAACAAATTTTACTGCAGCTCTTTCTCTATCTGCGTCAGAAACTTCATCCCATAGTTCTAAATATCTACCTCTGATCATATTAACTTTATTTAAAGCTTCAGGCTCTTTACAAGCTATGTTATAAGCTAAAGCATATGTTAAACATGGTAAATATCTAGCTGGTACATCTGCATTGTTAGAAGCAACTGAACCAGCGTCTTCTATTCTTTTTATATAC